TATCAATGACAACGATTATATGGCCAGACTTCGGGTGGAAACCCTGCACCTTGTTGGGGTCGTCTGGGCTGTAGCCGAGAGCATACACGCCCTAGATGATTTCTATGCGGGTGTTGAGGCGGCGACCACCGAGCGGAAACTTGGCGTTTTTGTGGGCCGGGCGCATATAGCGTCAGATCACGTTTTCGACGTGGCGGAATGTCGGGGCGGTAGTGATGACGATGTTATCTTTGTGCGCGTTCAAAAACCACAGCGCGACGTCGGCTGCGGTGAATGACTTACCAATACCGTGGCAGGAGCGCACGGTAGTGATAGGGTTTACGCGGACACTCTCAACGATCTCCTCTTGCTTTGACCAGAGTTCGTCGCCCAGGTACTTGCTAATGAAATACGACGGCTCGGTCTCTATGCGGAGCGCTTCAAATGCCCAGGCATCAGGCTTGCTCGCTACCAGGTTTAGCATCAATCATGCCCGCCTTTCTCGCCTCTTCGACGCTAGCCAATATGGTGGCCCAGGTCGCCTCTTCAGCTTCAGCATCCTTGCCAGGGCCAAACGACTGTATAAGCGTTGGCAGGCCAAGCACAGTGCGCTCACCCTTCACGGCTTCAGTTACAGCGGCAATACTACCGTTGAGCTCTTTGACGTCAATAATACCGTCGCCGGCTTTCTTTGATATTTTTACCAGGTTGTTGTACGCAATGTTGCGGGAGTTCTTGAATATACGCAGGTGGTCGTCGTTGGTTTCAGCTATCAAGGCCGCGTGTTTATCCTGGAAAGTTTCGAGCCCTTTTTCGACCGCGTTCTGACGGCGTTCTGGCCAACCGTGCTTAGTGCCATATCGTTGTACCGTTGTCAAGCTCACACCATATTTTTTAGCAAGGGTCTCGTAAGACTGCTTCGTATCTGATAAATATAGCTTCTCGGCTTCTACAACGTCCCAGGTATACTTTGGTTTACTGTTTGCGCTTCGGGTCTTTTTTGGTGCTTTTTTTGTGGGTTTTTTGGCAGCTTTAGAAACGGTCGCTTTGACCGCGCCTTTTTTTACAGTTGGGTTAATAACTTTTTTTTGAGCTGCCATGATATTTTACCTCCCTAAACTAGTCCCCACTCGGCTAGCTTTTCAAAGCCACCAATTTGCTTAACGTACTCATCGGCCAGGGCGACTATTTCATGGTACGGTCGGCCGTCTACCAACTCGTCGCCAATAGCACACGATATTTGTACCACTTCGCCGGTGTCCTGCGCCTTGAGGTGTGCGTAGATATTTATGCTGACGTCGCCCTTCGATAGGTCTTTACCGTGCAACCCGCCGCCAGTAACGGCCTCACCCATGTCGGAGCCCAGCTTGCGGTTCACTGCGCCTGTATCAACGTTGGTGCCACCAGTCCAGGGGCCGAGCGGGTTTATGGTCAGGTCGTAATGCCCACCCGCTACCTCTTCGATTTTGTCGTGGTCAGCGTTGCTTTGGCAAATAATCAGGCGGTTACCATCGAGGATGTACTTGCCGTCGGACGGAAACGCCGTGTATAAACGCCTGGCTACCTGGCTGAGTACCGCCACCTCGTCACTAACAGGCACGCCCTTGAAGATACCGTTGTCGCCGGCACGCACCCGCTCAGCCTGGTTGCTGGCTAGCTCTGGGTCTTGCGGCACTTCGATATAGCGCATGTCCTTGATAGGGCCGGCAATACGTTTAATGATGTCGGCCACTACTTTTTCGGGTATAGGCACAGAGGTCTCGGCGATGATAGCGATACCGTTGTGGCCGATAAGAACCTCAAAGGCTACCTTCGGGTTGTCCTGTAGCGTGTACGCGTGGTCTACCAACGCGCCGGCGATCCGATCAGCTACTTTGTCGGGGTGTTGTGGGTTTACTTTTTCGATCATGATATTTTTCCTTTACTCAAATAACGTTGATTGGTTTTTTAGCAATTCTGCGGCTTCGATCTCCTTGGCCTTTTTGATATAGCCACGGATGACCCGTTTGCAGACGACCTTTGGCGTGTATGGCTTTACGGTTGTGACACTATTTTGCCACACAACGGTGCCGCTAGTCATGAAGACTTGAATGCCATATTTTTCTATATCTGTTAAGAGCTCCTGTGCTGCTCTCCCTAGTGCGTAGTTCATCACTTTACATCCTCCTCGAAGTGTGGTTGATACCGTGGGTGCATATCGATAGGCAGTATGTCGGCCGGCTTTGGCTGCATGGCGCCAAATACTGCCACCTGGCCCTGGGAACGCGCCACGCGTAGCTTCAGGAGCCAACGCTCGCGGTTATGCTCATCGATGTACGTTACGTTGTCGTCGGCTTCAGGATTGCTCATAGCAGGCCATCCCATCCACGCATTGGCTTTGTGCCTTTACCGAATACCAGACGGCGCCTGGCGGCTCGGTTGCGCTTCTTTCCTACATCCAGTGTGGCTACCGGTAACTGCAGCACGAACGAGTACAGAGGTGGCCACAGCATTACGCTATCTCCGGCGTTGCGGCTTGCCAGTCCTCCGCTTCGATCAGGTTGGCGTAACGCATACGGATGACGTCCACGTAGCGCGGGTCGAGTTCGAGGCCATAGCACACGCGGTCGAGCTGGTGGGCGGCAATTAGCGTGCTACCGCTACCCAGGAAGCTATCGAGCACCACGTCGCCCTCTTTCGAGCTGTTGGCGATTTGGTATGCCAGTAATGCAATAGGCTTCATGGTGGGGTGCTCACCGTTGCGCGCCGGCTTGTCGAAGTTCAGCACCGTTGTTTGCTTACGATCCGAATACCACTTGTGGCTGGCGCCGGCCTTCCAACCATACAGGCATGGCTCGTGCTTAAAATGGTAATCCTTCCTCCCCATCACTATAGTGTTCTTTACCCAAATCAACATTTGGCGTGTGTCCCAGCTAACTGCCTTTGCTGCCGCCATAAAGTTATAGGCTTCAACGTCAGCAAACCAGATATAAAACGAAGAGCCTTTTTTGATATGTGCGTTTGCCGCACGGAATGAGTCAGCTAGGAACGCCTGGAACTCGACGTCGTCTTTTTGGTCGTTTTCGATTTTGAGGGCGTCTTTGGTTTTGCCGGTATAGTCGACGTTGTACGGTGGGTCGGTCAAATACAGGTCAGCCGATACGCTACCCATGAGCTTTTCGATGTCATCAACAGAGGTGGCGTCGCCACAAATAACGCGGTGCTTGCCGAGTTGGTACACCTTGCCTTTTTCACTTACCGCTTCAGCCGGTGGCTCTGGGGCCTCGTCCTCTTCGGTTTCGTTCTCCTCTTTTTGCTCCTGCAGTATCTCACCCAGGCTTTTTACGTCGCTGGTGTCGATTTTGAGCTCGGCCAGGTCTATATCTTCGAGCTCGTATTTGCTCACCAGGTCGGCCAGCTTGTCCTCAAGGTAATAGCCATAGCGCTCGTTGTCTTTGATGGCGAGCCGGAACGCACGGCGCGGGTTGTCCTCTTCAATGATCGACACCCATATTTCGTCAATACCGAGCTCTTCAAATGCCTTCAGGCGCTGGTTACCACCAAGCACCAGGCCGCTGGCGTTCACAATAATCGGTTTGAATTGGCCGAACTCCTGTATATCAGCCACGAGTTGCTTCAGCTCGGCCGGTTTGATGTCGCGGGGGTTGTCATCCCACGGCTTCAGGTCGGCGCGCTGAGCGAATGTCTTACCGTTTTTGACGGTCGTTTTCATAGGTTTGGTCTCCTTATGCGTTTAATTTTGCGAGCCGGTACAAGGCTACTGTTTAAATAATACACCACTCGGGGCGTATAGCGTTAGCGCTTCGGGGGTGGCGATTTAGTTATGCACATTGGTTCCACAGGTTTGTCCACTTTCGTAACCGTGAGCGCGTTGCTTTTGTTTGGCGGGATGGTATATTAGAAGGAGCTATGCCGAAAGTAACGACTCGAGCGTACACGTAGGCTAGCTGTGGACGATCAATAATAAAACAACCAAAAAACCCAGGCTGGATACCTGGGCTGGATGGTCGCGCTGTGGCGAGAGATTGCTGCGGAACGATCACTTTTAAGTATACCAAAAAATAAGGGAGGGTCAAGTATGCACATCGGCGAAATCACTCGCTCGCGTCAATTGCCAATTGCACCAATTGGAGTAAAAACTAAAAACCAATTGCCAATTGAACAATTGAGCGAGGATAAACTTTGCGATATTGCACTGAGCGAATACACTGATTTAATAAGCCCAGCGTGGCGAGCATGGCACTGCAAGGCTTGGTATAAAATAGGCAGGGAGAGATACGCAATACTGGCGTCCCAAGCGCGCTCCGACGGAGCAGCAAAGCCAGGCGGTAATCCAGCCAAACTAATGAGCTACTTGCTCAGGAAGGAATTAAAACAACATGCCACGGCCTAATTTCAAACACGAGGACGAGCGCCGCACTATCATCGAGGATATAAAAGACCTCGGCATAAAGTTCGAGCTCACATTCCAGCGCGAGGACGGCACGGTAGAGGGCGTTATACACGAGCTCGCTACCGACAACACTGCCCTCTCTATAATCGCCGGCTATATTTTAGAGCGGGAGGATCGACGCAATGTCTAGACTCCGGTATTTTTCAACTTTTACAGGTATAGGGGGATTTGAAATTGGAATACAAAATGCTCACAGAGCGACGCACGGAAGCGGCTCGAGCCGAGCGCAGGCGGATAATGAAGCAGGAGGGCAGGGATTACTCCGGCCGGCGAGACAAGCAGTTAGTGCCTCGGGCGGACGGCCTAGTGCAAGCCCTGAATACCAGGCTGACGATGGACCACTATGTGTTGGCTATTCCGAAATCGACAAACCAGCAATCAACATCTACGAAAAACATAACCCAGGAGTTAAAAATTATGGTGACATCACAAAAATTAATGCCGAAGAGCTCCCCGACTTCGACTGTCTGGTTGGCGGATTTCCTTGCCAAGCATTTAGTATTGCAGGCCGGCGACGAGGGTTTAATGATACCAGAGGGACGTTATTCTTTGACCTTGCGCGAATACTGCGAGCAAAACAACCTCGACTATTTGTCTTTGAAAACGTTAAAGGACTTCTCAGCCATGACGGTGGCCGGACTTTTGCAACCATCATCGCCACGATTGACGAGCTGGGGTACGATGCACAATGGCAAGTGCTTAACAGCAAGAATCACGGAGTCCCTCAAAACAGGGAGCGAATCATTATTGTCGGACATCTTAGAGGAACAACCCGACCCCAAGTATTTCCTATCTACAAAGCAGAAGGCGAAGGTATTACGAGGCTCAATTGGCCAAGACACTCAACCGATCGAGTCTATGGCCTCGACGGTGCCAGCCCAGCAATAAGCACTATGCAGGGTGGCGGTCGGCAACCGTATATACGAGTGCCGGAGGCTACAAGAAAAGGTTACGCAGAAGCGTCGCCGGGCCAGGCAATCAACCTGTCGAACCCAAACAGTAAAACAAGGCGCGGGCGTGTGTCTGACGTATCTCCCACAATAGAGACCTCACCACAAATACACACTCTTACTATCGACTCCGAAATCAGAAGGTTAACGCCACTTGAGTGCGAGCGCCTGCAGGCATTTCCCGACAACTGGACGGAGTACTACTCGAACGGAGAGAAGGTAAGTGACACCCAGCGCTATAAAATGACCGGCAATGCAGTCACGACTAATGTAATACAAGCAGTATTTGAAAGGATATTCACATGAGAATTAGAGCAAATATCGTCGCCGTAACCGTAAAAATCGACGGCCAGGCGTCCGCGCTATTCCTGAAGGGATACGACAATCCGAAAGGCCCGCAGACCTGGCGCCACGAGCTGCGCTCCTGGGCCGGCGGAATGATACAGGCCGGCCACACTATCAAGTACGATATGTTCTGGCGCTCGGACTCTCCCTGGCCCGCGTGTGGCTGCCCACAGAAAAGGGCGGCTCCTAATGCCTTTCAGGGTATGCTCGACAAGGAGGGCGCCGGTAGACGGCTAGAGGACATCAAGTTCGAGCCCCTGCGACTTGATCGTTTGACGTACAGTAAAACAAAAATGACCCACGCATCGTTCAAAGCGCAGGCCAGTTAACATCTTGAAAGCCAGTGGATCGGAGACCAACCGCGCTCGTTCAAGAGCGGCTCTAAGAGCAATCCACTGGCATTTCAAATTATAACACTAGTCGGTGTTGTGCATAAGTCAAGAAAAAATACTATTGCTTATGAAGCGTGAACGGTTTACTATGGTAGAGTAACAACAACGCAAAGGAGACCAACCATGCGAAACATCATCAAAACAATCAAGCAGAACCGCGCCGAGCGCCGAGAACTACTCCGCAAGCTCGACGGCCTTACAGACCACCACTTTCTAACGGTGGCTACCTTCGCTCGCAACTTCGAGCTCAACACTAGCCGGCCGGCAACCGCAGCAGAGTGCCAGGAAGTACGGACGCTGCTATGCCAACGCTGACCGTAAAGGATGCCTCAACGACTTACAAAATGACCGAGGACGGTGAATTTGTTTGCGCGCATGAGGATGCCTATATAGAAAAAGCATGCTGCTCTGGCACTGACTCCGAGGGTAACGTATCCTGCGGATGCCACGGCCAAGACAGCGTGATATGCCCAGCACTCGACTGCGACGGTATACAAGACCACGAAGTCGAAGAGCTATTTGAAAAACTAACACCAGGGGAGCCAGACTATGAGTGACGAACACCAATCAGTAATCGATGACCGCGAGTGGTTTATGCTCGCCGGTTTCCCGCGCTACCGTCGCTTGTTTTTTGACCGCATATTTCCCTGGCTCATTTTTGCCGGCATAATTTTTGGACTCTATCTCTTGATGACTTACGGCTTGGAGGCGCTGGTATTACTCAGCGAACCGCTCGCCAAAGGTATGAAGGAGATGGGGTTATGATACGCTGGTTGTTACTACGCTGGCTCGATCTACGGATAAAGCTGCAGCCGGACAAATCAGGTATCAAGTTCATAAAAATTAAATAGGAGACCATCCATGCAACAGGAGTCACCAATATCGATCGGCGCACGAGCAGCCGCAGAAAAGCTCAACGAACTTCACTTTGAAAAGGTGAACGAGCTACTGAAAAAGCACGGCCTACTTGTTGAGGGCGAACAGCTCGACGAGAAATCGCTCGAAGCCAAGGGCTACCTCATTAACCAGGTCATGCTACCAGGCAACCAGTACCGCCTGCAGCTCGCAAAAATCGAGGACGTTGTACAATATAAAGCGGAAGTAAAGTTTGACCTGGAGGTAAACGATATGGCCGACACAACACTCGAAGACAACGAAGAGCGCCGAGCGGCACGCCGCAAGGACGCTGCACCAGATAGCGAAGCGCCGGCACCTGCGCCCGCTGAAGAAAGCGACGAAAAACCAACCGATGAGTAGTGACGGAGTGCGTAAGCTCTCAGTCGCCAAAGTCGACATTGATGCGTTGGTCGGCTCGAAAGAGCCGGCCCGCACCGAACCAGAGCCTGTAGAGTTCTCGCAACTCTCCCGCAAGCAGCGCCGGCGGATCGCAAAAGGCGCGCATCTATTCAAAGATAAAAGCGGAGAGGCGTGGCGTATCGCTAGTAACCACATGAAGCGCAACGGCCCGCCCCATAAGCACTAAGGAGACCTACCATGCAGAAAGAACTGCGCGACACCAAAGTCACAATCAGTAGCGGTAACGACGAGGTAGAAACTACCCTTGGCGCGCTAGATGACATGGCCGGCATGAACGAGCCCCGCGACGTATCTTCGCCGCTGAGTATCGGCGTACAGCTAGCCAGTAAAGACGACTTCATACAGGCGATCCGAAACACCCAGGCCGATATAATTCGTGCCAAGTCCGAGGAGCGCGCTGCTAAAGAAATGCTCGACGAAGAGGTAGAGCAGCTTGACGGTTGGATTGAAAACCAACAGGCTAAGGAAGAGGTCAAGCGTACCCGCGACGAGCTCAAGGCTCAAATGGCGGAGTCCGGCGAAGTGGAAACCGCCACCGAAAACTACGAGGAGAAATCCGACGCACTAGCACGGCACCGCGCTATCATGTCCGACCTGCTCGTATTGTACGCAGCCAAATTCAACAGTAAAACGGTAGAGGTAGAGCGCGAACAGCCTCGATTGATATTGCTATCTGCAAAGATTGGCAAAGTCGAACCAGAGCAAATGCGCCTTTTTTAGACTATGCAGCCCACAATTACTGTGTGCTCGGACGCCAGCTTCAGTGAAAACCACAAGCTGGCGGCCTGGGCATGCTATATACGAACACCAGACAGCGTCATTCAGACCGGCGGCATCATCAAAGAGCCGTGCGACAACTCCACTCAGGCCGAGCGCCTGGGCATCGCAAACGCCCTCTGGCTCATCGAGCAGAGCGTAGACCTGGCAAACTACCGACTGATCGTGTACTGCGACAACGTAGCCGCGCTGAAGCGCCGGACACTCCGCAAGACACCAGCCAGTAAGATATACCAGGAAGCAGCCGCGTATAACGCGTGGTTTGAGGCCCATATAGAGCGGGTGCTATTCAAAGCGGCCGAATACTCAACTCGGCACGTAAAGGGGCATCTAAAGCGCTCAAAATGGCACACAGGTAGCCAGCGCAACTTCATGAACCGCTGGTGCGACCACAAAGCTAAATCGATACTCCGTGAAGCTATCCGTTTGCAATCGCTTGACAGTGAAGCGTGAACGGTTTACACTGGGGTCACAATCAACAATAATTAGGAGACCAACCCTATGACAGACCACAATAACAACCTAAGCGTCCGCGACGAGGAGCAGCTACCAAACAGCCCTCAAGCCGAAATGATGGTGTCGCGCCAGATGCAGGAAGTCCAGGCGGCTATGATAGCAGCAAAGCGATTCCCTCGGGATGAGATGCGCGCTATCGACCGCATCAAAGCTACCTGCCAGCGACCAACACTAGCAGCGCAGGCTGTGTACCGCTACCCGAAAGGTGGCAGCAACGTATCCGGCCCGTCAATACGACTAGCTGAAGCGCTCGCACAAAACTGGGGTAATATCGACACCGGTATTATCGAACTCGAAAACAACCGTGGCGCCAGCACCATGATGGCATACGCCTGGGATTTGGAAACAAACACCCGCGTCACCAAGATTTTTACGGTAGAGCACAAACGCGACACCAAGCAAGGAAGCAAAGCCTTGACCGATGGCCGCGACATATACGAAGCCACCGCGAACTTTGGAGCCCGCCGACAGCGCGCCTGCATCCTTTCAATCGTACCTGGAGACGTAGTAGACATGGCGGTAGAGGCCTGCAAAGCCACTGTTGCTAGCTCCGACCAGCGACCGGTCGACGAGATACTCCACGAGCTGTTAAAAGCCTTCAAGGGTATTAACGTTACCAAGGAACAGCTCGAAAAGTACTTTGACAAACAGCTCACGGTTATGACCAAGGAGGACTTGGTAGACCTGCGCGCTGTATACAAGGCAATCAAAGACGGCCAGAGCAAGCCGGAGGATTACTTTGGCGTAGACCAAACCTCTGCTCGCGAAGCTGCCAAAGCTAAAATCGACGCGGCGCAGTCAAAGGCTGCTGAAGCCGAGGGACTGGACAAGTAGATGAAGATTTACCGAACCGAACAGCAGAGCCAGGAATGGCTCGACGCCCGACGCGGCAAGGTAATGGGCTCGAAAGTAAAAGGCGTCCGACGCCAATCACGAAACAGCGACAAGCGATACGCCACCTTCTGGGAGATCATAGCCGAGAAGATGGCCATCGCCGCTGACGGTGAGCCGCCAATAGATCGCGGCCACCGTCTCGAGCCTGAAGCCCTCGGCGCCGCCAGTAAGATACTCGGCCTGCCAATCGATAAAGACCCAGGTATGTGGATCAGCGACTTGGACGACGACATCGGTGTATCGCCGGACGGCGCGGAGCCGGTAGAAGCTGAAGCCCTCCCAACCTATGGGGCCGAAGTAAAGTGCCTGAGTTCCGCTAGCCACCTGCGCTTCATCTTTGAAGACCGCCTGGCGCGCAAGCAGCCGGATTACAACCCGATTGACAGCGTGCCGAACGAGGAGAAGCACTACTTTAGAGACCAGGTACTGCAGTATTTTGTCGTAAACGAAAAGCTACAAAAAATGTACTTCATTCTGCACGACGACCGCATAGTACTTGACCACCTGGTAACGCACATCATCGAGATAAACCGCTCGGATGTAGCGCACCTGATCGAGGACAATACCAATATGGAGTTTGAGGCGCTCATGCAAATCAACCGCATAGTAACCGAGTTAAGTAAGGAGGGTTAGCCATGGCGGGGGTGAGCGATTACGTCAGGGATACCTTCATAAAGCTAGGCGACCTGACAAACGAGTCCGACCAGATGAGCACCGACTTCGCAAACAACGGCGACTTTCAGAGCGAAATAATGCAAGCAGCAATCGACGGCATCATCGTACAGACTATGCCCAAAGAGGTGCTTACGCTATTAAAGGCGTTCGAGATGGCCAGCATTACCACTCAGCAAGCGGCGCAGGTAATGTACCTCTCGGGGATGCTAGCCGATAAGAAAAACTAGGCTTGCACACGAAGCGCAAACGGTATACAGTAAAAGCACAATCAATTTAACTAGGAGACCAACCTATGTCAGTAGAAAAAAACGAGAACGCGGTACTGCAGCAGTTCGTAGATAACGAGCTGGTACAGCTATCGCCCCTCGAGCAAAAGTCAATCGAGCTGAAGGCCAAAGCCGACAGCACCGACGTACAGGATGATGCCACCCTTTCAGAGGCCGTCAAACTGCGCAAAGAAATCACCAGCCACATCACGGCTACCGGCAAGCTCCGGCTTGATATAACCCGCCCGCTCGACAACGTAAAGGCACAGTTCATCGAGGGCGAGCGCCGCGTACTTGAGCAGGCAGAGGTAGCAAAGACCGAGCTTGGTAAAAAGATCATGACATACGAAGAGAAAAAGGCCGAGGAAGCTCGCCAGGAACAGCTCCGCGTAAACGCCATCATCGCCAAATTTGACGCCAGCGAAGCAGTACGCACCAAGAAAATTACCTCCATCGACGAGCGCGGTAAAGAGCTCAAGGCTATTTATAGCGAGCTACCAGAGACCGACCAGGAAGCGCCGGCAATCAAACTGGCCTTCACACAGGCTATCAACGAGCTTTTAGAAGCCCGATCGGTACTAAGTAAGGCTCAGGTAGACGAAGCCCAAGCAGCGCGCGACAGGGCTATGCGTAAGGCAAAAGAAATCGAAGCCCAGGCAGCGGTACAATCTGAAACTAAAAAAGCGGTGGCCGCGCCAAAGACCGGTGTACGCATGCGCCAGGTAGTAACGATCACAGACCCAGCGCTCGTACCGCGAGCATACTGCGAGCCAAGCCTGCAGATGATCCGCGCAGCGCTCGACGCCGGCGTGACCGAAATACCAGGCGTAACCGTAACCCAGGAGAGGAGCTTCTAATATGCACGTAGATCTCGGGCAGGTACTAAACCTCTGCCTTGCTATAATAATGATTGCTATCGCCGTATTGTTTGCGGTAGCAATCCTCAAGGGCGCATACGATATTTGGATGCGCGACGATAAGGGGGACAAATAACATGGGAGGTACTCGTGAAGGTGGAATCAAAGCGAGCCAAAAGCTCACAGCGAAAGATCCGAACTACTACAGTAACCTGGCTAAGAGAGCACGGAAGCCACGTGGTGGCGCCGCTACTCCTGGGAGTTTTGCGAACGACCCTGCGCGTGCTGCAAAGGCAGGAGCGAAAGGCGGCAAAGCGTCAGGCCTGGCTCGACGATCTAGAAAAACACCGGCCGGAGGTAAAGCGACAAAAGCTCCACTACGAGGAACTGCCGCTGGAAGGGATGCCGAAAAGTAAATGGCAACTCTACACAAAAACTGTCCTTCGTGCGGGCAACCAATTAAGCCCGCGCACAAAGAAATCCTCTCGAAGCAAAAACTAACCATGCTTCAGACGGCAGCACGGCATGTAATAGCCACCGGCGTCAACGACTTTAAGAAGCGTGACGTCGGCGACTTTGCCAGCAGCCCGACCGCATATAACAACTTTCAGAAGCTACGCTATCACGGCCTGATTACACAGGTAAAAAAGGACGGCGTGAAATACCGCGAGCGCTGGCTGATCACACGAAACGCCTGGGCATTTTTGCGGGGCGAGCTCGAGATGCCAAAATGGGTCATGGTTCGCAATAACCACATCGACGAGAACTTCCCGCGCTGCCAGGAGCTTATAGGCGTCAAGGACGTATACCGAGGCTCCGAGGCAATAGTAACCACCTTTGAGTACTTCGACCACGACACGGGCGCCCAGATAGGCTTTAAGCCGGTAATAGCGCAGGCGCCACACCAGGCCGAACAACAGTCGCTAATAGACATGCCCGCGCCGGACTACCGGCCGAGAAGGGCAGGAGCGCACTAACATGAAACAGGAGGGTATAACGCTAACGGTGCTTGGGGCGCCGCGCGTAAAGAAAAACAACCAGCGGGTGGCCTTCAACGGTCGCTTCAGCACAAAATATAACACCAAAACATACGCCGACTGGGAGGTTTCAGCCTTTGACCAGCTAGCCATACTGAAGTACAAGCATCGCATTACCGAGCCGATCACCGGCCCGATTAACCTGCGGTGCATTTTTTATATGCCAACCAGGGGTCGTGTAGACCTCTCGGCGCTATACGAAGGCATCCAGGACGTTATGGCTAGCAAGGATAAATACGACAAAGCTGGGCGCCTGAAGCGCGCAGGACTGTATATCCTGGAGGACGACAACTACAAAGTAGTCGCCGGCCACGACGGTTCGCGAGTGCGCTATGATAAAGAAAACCCGCGCATGGAAATAACAATCACGCCGATGAAGGAGGCCGATTTATGAAAGGCAAACTAATAATCGAGGTAAATGATCACGATCCAGCCAACGAAGGGCAGCCGGTCAACGTAGACTTTGAATGCGAAAAATGCAAGGGAATTATAACCCTGGGTATTGTTGGCGGTCTTGAGGCCTTGAATGGCGACCTGCCACCGAGCTGCCTTTACTGCGGCAACCCTAAACCACTGCAGCCAGTGAAAAAGGACGAGGCAAAATAATGAAAACAATAACAGTAGGCATACCGAGCGCCAGCTACCCAAAGATGGAGTTCCTAAACTCGCTGTTCCCGCTAATAGCCAGCGGCATGATCCACAGCGTAATGATGGTGCCACGCCTGCCGGTACACCAGGCCCGCGAACGCATCGTTTCGAGCTTCAGTACCAGCCACCTGCTTTTTATAGACGACGACATGGTATTTACCCTGGCGGACGTACAGGCGCTTATAGACGCCGACAAGCCGGTCGTAAGCGGGCTCTACCACCGCCGAGGCAACCCGCCACTGCCTATTTGCTACAAGCTCCGCGACGGCCAATTTCAACACGTACAACCACCCGAGAAGCTATCGCCGGTCGCCGGTAGCCTAGCGTTCACACTAATAAGCAAGGAGGTAACAGACAAGGTCGGGCCGGAGTTCCGGTTTGCCGACGGCAAAGGAGAGGACATCGATTATATGTACCGAATAGCAAACGCGGGCTTCGAAATGTGGCTCGAACCTAAAGCAAAAATAGGCCATTTAATGGAGGTGGCAATATGAGCAAAGCAAAAAAACAATACTACGTTCTCTCGCAGGGTTTCAACACTTCAGACACAGTCGGTTGCGTTGAAATCATCAAAAACACACGCACCGGTTTGACCGACGAAAAGCTGGCGCGCATGGTAATAGCACCGGCATTCGAGCAAGCGCCGGACGGATCACTAAAAATAATCGGGTGGTCTTTGATACCGGCTAGCCACGTAAAAGGGGGCAATCATGGGTCAAAGGCGAAGTAGCGGCGTACTGATAACCGAAATATACACCGCAAATAGGCGAAAAATAAGCGTCTACGATGAGGCGCACGGCAATACGCTGTCGATAGAGCTACCGTATCCTTGCTCTGTCGATCAGGCTCGAGCCACTAAAGAGGATTTAATCGAACGAGTAAAGGAGATGGCACATGCAAAAAGCAATCGACGTAGTACGGCCGACATGCCCGCAGGCGAACCAGCACCATCAGTTGCGTAAGTGGGTGGCATCGCTACCCTCCTGCGCCTGGCAGGATGATGGCTATTGGTACTTGATAGTCAAGCCAACGCCACATCCATGCACCTGGTATATAGCGAAAGAGGACACTTTGAGCCAGACACAGCGTGGCCTGCGACTACTAGCGCGTTGCTTTTATTCACTCGGCGCCACCTCCATTACTGTATGCCATAAAGCATAAATGGTATTGACGAAGCGTAAACGGTATGCTAGTATGTGAAGTGTTCAAACAACATAACGCATAAAAGGAGACCAACCACTATGCAAGACAAAATAAAAAACCTAATTGAGAACAACGAAAAGGTCGCTGAAGCATGCAACGTATGCAAAGCAATCTGGAACGTGGCTCTCGTAGTAGTACCAGCGGGCATCAGCTGCTACCTGATCATCACGAACGACGACAAGATTGTCATCGGGGTTGGCGCAGCTCTCGCACTATATAGCGCATACCGCCTTTGGCTCAACGCGTATCACGCGGCGAAACAGCCAGCCAAGAAGGGCAAAAAGTAGCATTCAGCAGGGGTCGGCAATACGCCGGCCCTTTCTGATATAATAAGTGCTACGTGAGTAATTTTATGAAGAGATTAATCATTCCGTTGCTTGCCATACCGCTTACATTCCTAATCGTCCACGTAAAAGCAGCAACTCCACACGACACCTCGCAACACTATAATTCTGCCGTCGTTGATTTAGTTGCGCCCAAAGTTAGCGCGCAGGAGGCCACACAGGGCGCCTCAAAAGACGAAACGGCTACTATTGCGGAACAAGCGCCAGAGCCCACGCAAACCGCTCCAAAAGCGCCACGCTGGGCAGTTTCAACCAGCCCACACGGTGCAGTAACGATTGACGAGATAAATACTGCACTGCAGGTATACCAGGACAAGGGGATGCCAAAACTAGCGGCCGCATATTTGGTCGGTAACTTTATCGGCGAAAGTCACCTGAAGCCCTGCGATACTATCAAGGGCGACGGTGGCGCAGCCTGGGGCCTGGCACAATGGCACCCTGGCCGGCGCGCAGATATGCCTTGCGACTACGTGGCACAGCTACACTGGGCGGTAGACGTAGAGATGCAACGCGACTCTCCGGCCTCACGAGCCACCCTGTTCGATCCAAACGCCGGCGTTAGCGATATACAGCAGGCACTCAAGAACTGGGAGCGCTGGGGTACACTAGGCGCGCGCTGGGTATACGCGGCCAACGTATACGCACAAATCCAAGCCCAATAAAAAAGAGCCCTCCAAGCTAACAACAAACTCGGGGCTCTTTTTATATTTACAGCATTTATGGATAGCTGCCCAACCGCTCACGCTTTCTGTAATCCCAAATGTTACTCAGCGCCGGCGCCCCGATCCGGTCATACGTCAGCTTACTGCAGGCTGGCCGATGCACGACGTTCGCGGTTTACTTTTGTAATATACCACAAAACGAGAAACCCACCGCAGTAGTAACGGTGGGTTTATTGCTATTGCTGCCTTACGCTGATGATGCCATCTATTGGGGCTGCTCAGTACCGATGCGGTGAGGCGAACCTACTTCCGATCGTTACAATGCTATAATAGCATTATAGCTCTATTTTGTCAATACTATTCTTGACAATTAGCTAACGATTGGGGGTAGTATTCGCACCAGTTTGCAAGTCTATCGATTACCGGCCACCAGTACATTACCCAGATGATGGCGCCGGTTACAATAACCGTGAGGGCTAGCAAGCCAACCCTCCCGAGTATTTCTAGACTACGCTTCATCCCGCTGCTCGATGGCTTTTTTGACGATGTCATAGCTCTGGGTGGCTACGAGTAGTGTTGCCGCGCTGAATACCAAGTAACTAACCCAGCTAACGAGCGGGATTGCACCGAGTAGGAACACTGCGCCGGCCGACACGATGAGTGACAACACGGCCGCTACGACCACTGGGTATTTCTGGGCCGGTATTTTTATCGCCTTCCACTTGAGCGCCTGTGTGAGCAGGGTTGTAATGACACCGCTTGCAAGGGCGGCGGCTGCTACTGTAAATATTTGCTGAACGATCGCTACTGTTACTGCTTCCATAATGAAGCCCTCCTTAACTTAATTTGAGCACTTGGCCAGGGAAGATGCGGTTTGCATCTGCGATGCCGTTTAACTGTTGAAGTCGCTGCCAGCTTGTGCCGTTTGCTGAAGCGATGCCGCTGAGAGTGTCGCCACTCTTTACGGTGTATGTTTGTGCTGCAGGAGCAGCAACGCCGCCGCCGGTAACTTTTAGAACCTGACCAACGCGGATCAAGTTAGGGTTACTGAGGCCGTTGATTGCCGCTAGGGTTTGCCAGCTAGTACCGAAGCGCTGTGCAATACCGCTCAAGGTGTCTCCGGCGACTACTGTGTACTGGCCGGTTTGTGCAGGCGCAGGAGCGGCCGCACCACCACCAACGTTCAATATTTGGCCGACTCGGATCAGGTTCGGGTTAGTGATACCGTTCCAAGACACCAGGTTCGCGACCGAAGTACCGAAGCGTGCAGCGATGCCAGAGAGTGTATCGCCAGCAACGACAGTGTATTGACCGCCTGCAGGAGCTGGGGCCGGAGCACCACCGCCTTGGCTTGGCGCACTGATTTGGCCGGCCTTGCTGACCTGGCCGTAATTGTCGAGGCTGGTACGGTTATAGTCGACCGCACCGTTGAGGTTTTGGCCGTTCAGGTACTGGTAAAGGTGGATGCCTTCGCGTACTTTGCCACCGCTCCAAGCGTATGTTTGCCAGAACCACGTCGCAGTTTTGTTGGCCATACAGCGATCCATGACCGCATAACTACCGTAAACACCGACACGAGCGGCGCCAATGACGTCAGCACAACCGCGCAGGTATTCGTCGACAGCACCTTGCTCGCCGGCGCTAGCGTCCCAGTCAACAGCGAAGTATACAGGGCTGTTTTTTGGTAGGCCCAGGCGGTTGATTTCGCGCTGTGCTGCCTCGGCGTGTGCCTTGCCGGTTCCACGTCCCTCGATAGGGCTTCGTGCATAGGCTTCGTATACAAGAACAATCTCGAGGCCGTTGGCTACGAGGTCAGCGAGCTCGCCGGCGTCGAGGCCTTTGCCACCCTGTCCGTCCTCAAATAAATATCGAACAACGAACTGCTTACCAGCCCGCTTGATTGCTGCACCGCCAGGTCGCGCCCAGCTATAATCGATTCCTTCTGTTGCCATGATGATGGTCTCCTTTATCGCTTAATTTACAATTTCTATTGTAACACTATTGCGAATTCTTGAGTGCGCGAGCAGCCATTCGGTAGAGTAGCCAGATAGTAAATGCCGACAAAAATGCGGTGGTAGCATTCGATAACGCGTACCATAGAGAGATTGTAGGCACCGTACTGACTGCTCGTTGCAGGTCACTAGACACCGTTAACCAGTCGATTGCGATTGGCACAAAGTTGCCGAAAAATATAATCAGCGACAGTATAAAAAGCGCCTTGCGATAGAGGCGTAAACCTGGCTCTACTACAAACCTGAAAAGCCGGACTTGCTTGTATAGAACCGCCAAAATAAAAGCGTCTGAAGCCAGCCGTATGATCAGTAAAATCAGTGCGTATGTTTGAATGCTCATTTTATTCCTGCCCCACCATTGCCTTTGCGATTTGTATTGTAAAGCCGTTACGCTTAATAACCTTTTTTAGTTTTTCAGCGTCGCCACGTGCTTTCTGCAGTGATTTTATCACTTTTTCATGCTCAACAGTAGCCTCAACAGTAGCAGCTTCGATTTTCTCCTCGAGCTTCTTGGTACTACGGTGGCGATTCAATGGCCAAAAATCAAGCCTTTTCATTACTTCCGTCCTGTTGCTACATTAACTTTATCTATTAGCATACCAGTCGCCTGGCTGAATGTCTGTATAGTTTTCGTCAATTCCTGGGCCGTCTCGAGGCTTTCAATGCGGCGCGCCTCTTGCTCTGAAAAGCGCTTGTCGGTAATTTGGTCGATCTTCCGTTGCTGGTAAACAACAACACAGCCAAGCGCAAAAATTATGATGCCTGGCAAGCCGTATGCTGATAAGAGTTGTCCGAAGTCCATACTCTTACTTTATCACTCGGACGCCGTTGCCACAATGCGATCACCGCCTATATTTAGCTCATCGGGGAGGGCGTTCCCACACTGGGCGCAGGCTTTCATAGATACCGACGAGAGGCCGCAGTACTGGCAATTATGACAACGGGGGCAGACTACCATGTAGCGCTCACCAAAACTAGACTGGCACCAGATACAACGTAATGCCGCGCACACCTTTGGTTGAAAGTCCATCACTTTGCCGGTATGCAAATATGCCTCCTCCTGGTTCATCGTTTTGAACTTACGCTTCATGCCAGGGGCTGGCGGGATTACTGTATTCCCTTCGTAGTATAGATTAAGTCCACTTTCCATATTTCTAGCACTCCTGTGACCGAGTTAGCGCCGGTCGGGTCGGTGACCATCGAAACCTCAAAACTTGGCTGGTCGAATGTCGGGTTGTCGTCGATTTCGATTTGCGGTATGAGGTGGCTTATGTCTATTGTAACATCCACGCGCCGGTTGGCATCGGCCGACTCCAGTACGTGTATCATTGCTGGCTGTGTAGGAGATACTGTTTGGTCTGGGTAGGGATTCACGACGTATGCGCCACCAATCCAATGCAGCACTCTGTTGGGCGCCGATACACTGACGTCGAACACTATCGACGCGTGTATCGCCACGTTTTTTAGCTCGAGCAAATCCTCGGGTACTGATATGTCGAGATGCGGCCCGTAGCCACAGAAAATAGTGCGAGCCACTGCGACACTTCTATACTGGTATTTTGCCTCCTGGTGGCGAGTTTGTGAGCCCCTCATGGCGTTGCCTCATAATCTAGCTTGATGGTTTGCATAAGCTCTATCTCCTGTGGAGCGTTGCCGGTCATATAACCAGTGGCGCCCAGATCAATTACTACCCAGATGCGGCGCTCATAGTCTGGGCTTATTGGCTGCGGCAATAACTCCTCTCCAAACTCGAGCGTGAACGGTAGTGCGGTGCTTGTTGGCACGTTGATTATTGCGGTAGCAAGCGAGCGGTCAAGAGTACCGACAGGCTTCTCATAAAATAGCA